GACAGGTACATTACAAGAGACAAAGACACATAAACTACAGTTAGAGGGGATGTTCGGACCAGCTTACTTTGTCACAACATCGGCCGAACTAATGGCTGAGGGTACATTAGCTCAACTTAGTATTAAGTGTTTGGTGTTAGACTATTGTGAGAAAGAACGGAAGTTAGTGAACAAGTTAACCTATCAAGAAGAGATGGATTGGATTGTTAGAAATGAAACACGAAATAAATTTATAAACAACTTAGTAAAAGATTTGAAGGGTAATACACTTGTACTCTTCCAATTTGTTGAAAAACATGGTAGACCATTGTTTGATATGATCAATAAACTTGATCGTAAAGTGTTCTTTGTTTTTGGTGGTACAGATGCTGTCGACAGAGAGAAGGTTAGGGAAATAGTAGAGAAAGAGAAAGACGCGATCATCGTAGCTTCGTTTGGTACATTTAGTACGGGTATTAATATCAAACGATTACACAATGTCGTATTCTCATCTCCAAGTAAATCTAGAATACGAAACTTACAGAGTATCGGAAGAGGATTACGGAAAGCTGATGATAAGAAAGAGGTCGTATTGTATGATATAGCTGATGATCTATCTTGGAAGAAAAACTTGAATTATACTCTAAACCACTTCTCTGAACGAATAAATATATATAGTACAGAGAATTTTAATTACGAAATTCACTCAGTAAGGATACCCGAAAATGAGCCTACTTGAAAACACTAAATACCAGTATATAAGATTTAAAGATGGTAAAGATTGTTTTGCTATGGTAAGTGATGAAGGTGATACATTAACATTAATTCAACCAATGAATGTATTATGTAAACAATCTACAAAAGGTGGTGGAGTTACGATTCATTTAGGACCAATGATCCCATTTACAGCTGATCAGTCAGTAACAGTCAGAAAGAAAGATGTTAGTTATATGACCAGTATTACAGATGAGTATATTGGATTTTACGATGACGCTTGTACAGCTTGGGTGGATCAACAAGAATCTGGTGGTATTACTATTAAAACTCAAAGAGAAGAGTACGAAGAGAACAGTAAAACAATAAAAGAACTCATAGACTTGAGACTTAAAAGAGAAGAGTTTGAATATGAAATGGGATTTGAAGAAGATGATTATCTACAAAATTATGATTTACCCAGTGAAAAGGATATAATTCACTAGGTATATTACCCTTTTTACCGACTACATCTTATATTATCACGAGATGTCGATTTTGTCAAGTGAATTACAAGAAATTAATGAAAAAAAAATACATACACATCAATCAACATATTATTCGTTCTAATAAGAAGAATGGAACGAACGATCCAGTGATTACAATCAAAGAAGGAAAGACTAACACATATTGTCATGAAGTAAAGATTCTTGGAGAGAGTACTTTAAGGTACGGTGGTAACGATAAACCCATACTACCTTGTGGTGCTAGAGTAGTAATTGAAACTACAGCTGAGATAGAAATAACTTGACAATACAGAGAAAGCAAGTATAATATACATATGACTAGAGAAAAAAGACAGACGAAAGCTTCAGTACACTATGTGGAGAACAAAGTGTTTACGGACGCTATTATCAAACACAATAAAGCGTGTAAAATAGCTGTGGACGCTAACGAAGAAAAACCTAGAGTATCAGAATATATTGGAGAATGTATCTATAAGATCGCTACTAGACTCTCAACTAAACCAAATTTCATCAACTATTCTTATAGAGATGAAATGATATGTGATGGTATCGAGAACTGTTTACAATACATCAACAACTTTAACGAGGAAAAGTCTACAAACGCCTTTGCCTATGTTACACAAATTATTTACTTCGCGTTCTTGAGACGAATTCATAAAGAAAAGAAACAAGCCGCGATCAAACAAAGAAGTATAGAACAAGCTGGGGTTTTGTTTGATACTTTTGATACAATGGATGGGAATACTACAGGTATGAACAATTCTTATGTTGATTTTTTACAAGAGAATATGAATCCAATAAACTATAAACCTCGTGGGTCTAAGAAAAAAGAAGACAAGTAATACATTATGAAAATAGCTTTGCTAAACGACACTCATTGTGGAGTTCGTAACAACAATCAAATGTTCGCAGAGTACCAAGGGAGATTCTACAAAGATATCTTCTTTCCGTACTGTGATGAACACAACATCAAACAAATTATACATCTAGGAGACTACTTCGACCGTAGACGGGATGTTAATTTTTATTCTTTACATAAGAATCATGAACATTTCATTCAACCTTTACTTGAAAGAAAAATGACTATGGATTTAATCGTAGGTAATCATGACATCTATTTCAAATCAACAAACACACTAAACAGTCCCGAGTATCTTTTACACGGTGACGGTATTAATGTATACACAGACCCTATAACAAAAACTTATGACGGAGTAGAAATTGCACTACTACCGTGGATCAACGAAGAAAATCAAGAAGAAGTAGAGGACTTTTTACAATTGACAAAAGCGTCAACTTGTATGTCTCATTTAGAAGTAAATGGTGGTGAAGTATCGCCAGGTCATTTTCATGGTGGTGGAACTCCAGCTTCATGGTTCAAAAGGTTCGAACAAGTGTACTCAGGTCACTTTCATACAAAATCAACACTAGGTAACATTAGATACTTAGGATCACAAATGGAATTCACATGGAATGACTTTGGTGATGATAAACACTTTCATGTCTTTGATACAGAGACAAGAGAGATAGAGGCGATTAAAAATCCTCTTAAAATGTTTCATAAAGTATTCTATGATGATACTGATGAAACACTGATGACTATTAAAAAGAAAGATTTTAGTCATCTTAAAGACACATTCGTGAAGTTAATTGTCACGAATAAAAATGAACCTTACTGGTTTGATGTGTATGTAGAAGAATTGATTAAAGCTCAACCAGCTGATCTAAAAGTCGTAGAAGATCATAGTAATCTAGATATTCTAGATGAAGACGAATTGATCGGAGAAGCTGAAGACACTTTAACAATTTTAACAAAACACATTGACAGTTTAAATATAGACGGAGACAAAGCTGAACTTGACGGATTAATGAGATCATTATACACAGAAAGTTTAGATATATTAGTATGATAAAAATAATACAATTCAATAGTGGTGAAATGATCATCGCGGAGTTGAACGAAGAAAATTATGAAATAGTGAACCCACTTTTCATACATCAACAAGCCCAAGAAGGACAAGGACCTAAAGTAAATTTATATCCTTACAACATTCTTGGAACAGGTAACATTACACTCAATCCTCAAAACATTGTATGGACCGTAGAACCTGAAAAAAGTTTGAAAGAACAATACGAGACTCAGTTCAGTAGAATTGTTAAACCTAATTCAAAAATCATCTCTTAAATGTATTTGAATATGGATTACGAAATTTACAATGGGATGTTTATTTTAGAAGGACACACCATAGAATATGAATTTAATTCTGATGATACCTGTACGATTCGAGAAAGATACCGAGCGGGTGGACAAGAACCACACAATTCTCATACTAGAGTCAGTTGTAGTAACGCTGTACTTCATCAGAAAAGTTTTATAAAATTGGGATATGATAAAGTTTCATAAAGTAAAATATAAGAATTTTCTATCTACAGGTAACGAGTTTACCGAGATAGACTTATCACAAAAGAAAACAACCCTTATAATTGGGTCTAATGGTTCGGGTAAATCAACTTTACTTGATGCTTTGACCTTCGGATTATTTGGGAGGGCTTTTAGAAAAATCCCAAAGACGGCCTTGGTTAATTCTATTAATCAAAAACACTGTACTGTAGAAGTAGAATTCTCTATCGGGAGAAATCGGTACAGAATTCATAGAAGTATCAAACCGAATAAGTTTGAGATATTCCTGAACGGTAAGATGTTACATCAAGACGCATCTGTAAGAGATTATCAGGCGATCTTGGAACAACAAATACTTAAGTTAAACTACAAGTCATTCACACAAGTAGTTGTCTTAGGAAGCTCCTCATTCACTCCATTCATGCAGTTAAACACTATTGAGAGAAGAAACATTATCGAGGACATACTTGATATACAAATATTTACAGTAATGAACAGTATTCTTAAACAGAGATACTCTACAATGAGAGGTGAACTCGCTGAGATAAGAACGAATATTCAGATCGGTGAATCTAAGATTCAGAATCAAGAAGAATCAATGAAACGACTAGAAGAAAATCGTGACGAAATGATCGATAAACTTACTAAGGATATCACTGAACACGAAACACAATCAATAGAATACAAAACAAATATCAGAGCAGATATGAGTAATCTTCAAACATGCCATAATTTAATTACTGATGAAAATGAAGTTCGTAACTCACTACAGTTAATGTTGAGTGATGAGAAAGGTTTTGAGATGGAGAGAAGAAAGTTTATGAAAGAACTATCTTTCTATGAAGATAATGACGAATGTCCAACTTGTAAACAAGATATAGAATCCGAACATAAAAATCATATATGTGAAGATACCACAACTAACATTAAAGTAATCGACAAACAGTTGTCAGAGAGAGCTGAGAGTGTCACAACAATCAATAATAGACTAGACGAGATATCAGAAGTATACAAAGAAATTAATACTACACAGATTAACATGCAGAAAGAACAAAATCTTGTCGATACCAATGAACGATACATTAAGAAGATCGAATCACAAATTAAAGACTTAGAAGCTCAAGAACATACTGAAGGTGATAAAGAACAATTAGAAAGATACAAGAAAGCTTTCGTTACTTTAGAGGGTATGGAATCTGATCTTAGTAACAAAAAACATTACTATGATCTAGCTGAGATATTATTAAGAGACGGTGGTATTAAGACTAAGATAGTTAAACAGTATCTACCGATCATGAATAAATTGATCAATAAGTACTTAGCTAGTATGGAGTTTTTCGTACAGTTTGAACTTGATGAAGAATTCAATGAACACATCAAATCAAGATATAGAGACAACTTTTCATACGCTTCATTTAGTGAAGGTGAAAAGATGAGAATTGACTTATCACTACTATTCACATGGAGATCAATCGCGAAGTTAAAGAATTCAGTAAACACAAACTTACTAATTCTAGATGAAGTTTTCGATAGTTCATTAGATGAAGGTGGTACAGACGAGTTTTTGAAAATACTTCAGACACTTGATAACAACACAAACACATTTATAATTTCACACAAAGGTGAGAGTATGAATGAGAAGTTTAATAACATAATTGAATTTGAAAAAACCAATAACTTTAGTAGTATAAAAAAATGATAGTAAAAACAGAAAAAGAACTTAGAATAGTAGCCAAACCATTCGATTTTGAAAATCCGATTGTCGATCCTTATAAGTTAAGAGAAGAACTGATAGAAGATATGTGGTTAAACAACGGACTCGGAATATCGGCTAGTCAGATAGGGTATAATGTTAGAGTATTCGCTATGAGAGGAGAAACTAAAAAAGATACCTTGATGTGTTTCAATCCTCAAATAACAAATTCTTCAGACAACATGAACACAATGGAAGAAGGTTGTTTATCTATACCTGATGTATTCGCTAGAGTTGTTCGACCAGCTGAAATTACGATTACATTTACAACTGAATTTCAAGAAGAAATGACTGAAGAAGCTAACGAACTAACAGCCAGAGTGTTCCAACATGAATACGATCATTTAAATGGGGTCCTATTCATTGATAGAATTGGTCCATATGCTAAGAGACGAGCCTTTGATAAAGCGAAGAAGATTCAAAAACAAAGAGGTCGTGGTAAAGAAAAGTATAAATTTAGATATGCTTTATGAACCTAGAAAACGAGTTAAAAAAATCACATAGTCACCATCTTTCGGATTGTATCAAGACATATAAAAATGTCTTTGCTTCTGATTGGTGTGAAGATTTAGTAGCTTATTTTAATAACAGTCTATATCAAAGAACAGACGATCACAGAAAACAAGCAGACGAACTACAACTCATCGGTGATCCTCGACCTGACGCTAAAGACTACGCGTCTGAACTATTTAAAAAACTTTATCCCCTCGGAGTAAAGTATGAAGAATATCTACATTCTATGTGTCATGATGACTTTAAACCTTACGACAAACCCCTAACATCAATCAATAGAACAGGGTTTAAGTCTTTACAAGTACAGAAATATAAACCCGAAGACAAAGGATATCCTGCTGTCCACATCGAATCTGGTTCTGAACACTATAAAAAATATTTAGCTGTCATTCTATATTTGAATGATGTAAAAGAGGGTGGTGAAACAGTTTTTCCTATGGCGGGTACGGTAATCACTCCTAGAGTTGGATCAGTAGCTGTCTGGCCTGCTGGTCTACCATTCTACCACTGTGGTCTTAAATCTAAGACTACAAAATACATCTTAACTACTTGGTTTGAATTTATATAGTTGACACCGCATGTACCCTTTTGTTATACTATGTACATAGAGTTGATAATAAAGAGGTAAAATGAAAACACTAGAACAAGAACTACTACAGAGTCTATCTAAATTGTCAGAGGATAATTTGGAAACTTTAAAAGGAATGTCTAAGAGACAGAATCCTAAATACCATTCCGATAATCCACACCGAATCGTATATTCACTCTCATATTATATTCAAGAGACCGCGAAAGCGATGATTACACAACAAATAGCTGAGGAAAACTATTCATAATGAATGATAAATTAACAAATAGATATAACGATTCTTTTAAGATAGCTTTTGATAAACTATCAATTTGTCAAATGGATAACAAAGTAAAAGTTTTTCAAGCACCAATGGGATTTGGTAAAACATATAACTTAATTACACAATGGATAGTATATGCATTCGATAGTGGTAAGATTGATTATGTAATTTTAACTGCACCAAAAACTGATATTGTCACTGATAACACAGAACTTCTTAACGATGTAGTTTCAAAACTTGATGGTGTTGTCGCAACGACTAATGTCAAAGAGTTTTTGAGAAGACTTAAGAAAGGTAAGAAAACAATTCTCTATACTACAAACCAAGGATTTTTTGTTGAAAAGAAGGGTAAAGTAATTGAAACATTATTAGTGGGAACAAAGTTTGCTATCTTTTGTGATGAATTTCACACATGGTCAACATCTTCTAAAGAAAATTACAAAAACAATTTAGGTAATACTGCTAGTACATTCCTAGCTAAAATGTATACTAAATTATTGTTTCTTTCAAAACATTCATCTTACTTATTTGCTATGACAGCAACACCCAACTGGGAAGTTAGTGGTTTAATACCAACTGGTGGTAAATTAAAGTATGAACTTACAAATAAAGATTCACTTATACAACCATCTGAACTTTCAAATAGGTCTGCCTGGATGGGTAATAGAGTTTTCAAAAAAAGTAAAACAGAACTTATTGAATACACAATAAAACATTCACAAGAACAAGAAGAAGAATGTGGTTCTAAGAATGTAGCAATAATAGTTTGTGAACCAAAAGGTGAAGGTAATTTTACACCTCAAGATGTTTTACAATTTATTAAAGATTCTGAGGACTTTGAATATGGTGATATAGCAATATCAACTCATAAAGAAATAAAAATTTATGACTATGAAGGTAATGTCCATGTTTCAGATGATGATGATGTCCTAGAAAAGTTAAATGACTTTAATGACCCATTGAAGTATCTTTTATGTGTTGATAAATTTGCAATGGGTGTAAATATCGTTACTGCTAAAACAATGTGTATGCTAAAAGAATCAGATAGAAAAAGAGAGGATGGTACATCAGTTATAGAAAATGCACTACAAGTATTTGGTAGACTATTAAGACCTAATTGTGGAATGTCTTTGGACGATTTCTATAAAAAACATGGTGGAGATTTATCTAATATTAAATTCAATCTAGAAATGAATAGAATGTATTTCTTTTGTTATGATACTCGTATGTGGAGAGACGCTATGAAAGAGTTTGAAGAAAAGATAGCACCACACTATTCTGATGATAAACATTGTATAACTTGTACTTGTGACTTGTAACCGCGTGTACACTTTTGGTATACTATGTACATAGAGTTGATAATAAAGAGGTAAATTATGATTCAAACAAAAAATTCAAATAAAGATATTCTAGCCAAGTTAATGGCTCAAGAGAATATTACAGTAATTCACAAATCAGTTCCCACGGCTTATTTCGATGTAAAGAATAGAACATTATGTTGTCCTATACTTAAAGAAGATATGAGTCCCGAAATGTACGATCTATTTATGGGTCACGAAGTATCACATGGTCTTAACACTCCAGCCGATGGTTGGCATGACGCTGTATGTGAGAAAGGTTCTATGTTCAAAGGTTACTTAAATGTGATTGAGGATGTTAGAATCGAAAAAATGATCAAGTCCAAATATCCCGGCTTAAGAAGATCATTCTACAAAGGATATTCAGAACTAGCTACCCAAGACTTCTTCGGAACTCGAGGTAAAGATTTACAGGAATACAATTTAATTGATAGAATTAATCTGTATTTTAAAATCGGTCCTTTTACTCAAATAGAATTTTCAACTGAAGAACAAGTCTACATTGAGAGATGTAACAACCTAGTAACTTTCGAAGAAGTTATGGAGTTGGCTAACGAACTATTTGAGAAACAACAAAAAGAATCAAAAGAAAAATTAGAGTCAATGACTCAAGAACAACTCGAAGAACTAATGAAAGATTTAGATATCTCTGATGATGAACCATCAGAATCAATGTCAGTAGAACTTGACGAATCAGAAAATGATGATAACGAAACAGACGGTCAAGGTTCAGACGCGAACTCTGAAGACGAAGGTGATTCTTCTGATGAAGAATCTGAGACAGGTGAAGAGAGTCAAGACAGTCAAGAAGAAAGTGATACAAGTGATGAACCTTCAACCGAAGAAGAAGAAGGTGGAAAATCTAAAGAAGAAAAACTCGAAGAAGAACTTAACAA